CAAGTTTATCCACATAATGCGAATAACCAATAATCCTTTTCATAAGTCTATTCTTCATAATCTAAATCGTTTTCAAGTACATAATTATCCTTTGCCTGTTCGTTAGTTTTATTAAAATTATACTGATCTTTCTTTTTCATCCCACGGGTTAAAATCTTCCTCAATCGGTGGGTTTTCTTCATGAAATTGTTTCATTTATTTGCTGTTTTTAGTTCTCCGATTGTATAACACTTAGTTGTATTAGTGCCGGGTAGTCTATAATTAGCCTCTTTTATATACCCACGCTTTAATAATCTGTTTACAGAATTATATAATTTGCTCTTAGACATAAAAGGAATAATTTCTCTAAGTTTAGAAATCGTAATAAAAACGGTATTAGGTTCTTTCTTTACCCTACATCCCTTAAACTTATCCTTATATGTATCAGTACAAAGTATAAGAAACATAACTGAATATACTACTGAATCATCTAAACCGATTTCTTTTGCTAAATCTTCATTTATAACCATAATTATAACGCTTTTAATTGAATTGACTCTTTAACATTTGATGTTTTAACGAACTGATCGTATATTTCCGGATATTGTTCTTTCAGTGCTTTAGAATCAAGTGATTCACGGCTATACGCTTTCTTCCTTGTGACTGAAATAAGTTCCCCTTTTATATTATCAGCTTTCGCCTCAGACATCAGACCTAACAACTGTTCTTTGAACTTGCCTAAATGTTCGTCTATCTTCTTTTGCATTTCAAGAAGTTCGTAAACGCCTTCTTCGATATGTGCAACCTTTGCAGGCAACGACTCCAATTTAGCTACATAACTGTCTTTGCTTGCATTGTCTGCATATCGAACTCCATTCTTACAGCAATTAAGGAATAATTCTATTTCGCTGTCCGGTATGCGTTCAACAGAGAAAATTCCGTCCTTATCCTTGTCACCTCTTAGCCAAATTGCGATAAGTCCCTCTACTTTCAAATTTGGGTTTTGTCTCTCGAAAAGATAGGCGTATATTGATAGCTGCCAAGACAAATAAAGCAAATCAAGTTTGTAGGTAGTTTTAATGTCACCTAAAACGACTGATTTATCAGAGCTGCCCAAATATACTTTATCGGTCGGTGATGCGATAAGCTCGTTATCAGTTAGAATATACTCAGATGCGATATGAATTAAACCGCTTCCGGCTTTTAAATTCAAATAGTTCTCTCCGTAGACCGTTTCCGGTTCAATACCTTCTTTGTCGATCCTCTCAACTTCATCATGAACCGCTTTCCCTCTCTCAGTTGCCGATCTCAAAATATTATCCGGTATATTGTCAAGTTTGCCTGGAAATAATTGATCATTGATAAAACCCGTTATCCCTCTCAGCTTTCTAAAATCGCTTGAAAAATATTCATGTGTTTCGCTGATATACGTTACATCGGCATTTACTAATTTGGGGAGTAATGTTAATTCTTTCATATTGCTTTTGTTTTTATTGGTGGGGGGGGGGGACGCATCCCCCGAATTATTTATACTTTCTTTGCTTCCGCTTCCGCCTTTTCAAGTTCCGCCTTACGGACAACTAAAGCGTTCATGAACTCACTATTTTGATGGTAATTAGCGTTATTCTTGTGAATATCGCCCAAATGTTTATAAGTTGTTGCTTTTTTTATTTCTTCAAGAAGCACACCCAAATAATTTGAGTTGCTTCCAGTATTACTTTGGTTGGTAGCTTGTTTTGAGGATGTCTTTTGCTGTTTTCCTTTCGTTTCCGGCTCTCCGTTCATTGAATCATTGTCTATGCTATCATCTATCGCAAAAAGCCCACATAAGGCGTATTTTCGTGCGTAACTGGATGTTGCCCCGGTTAATTGCGCAGAGTCCATCCCTTTTTTGCTATCTTCTTCACGTGCAAAAGCCGAACACGTTTCAATAGACCCGGTTTCAGTTTCAACAATCTTTGCGGTTGCCTTCACGTAAAAACGTCCTTCAATAAATTCGATAGAGTCAGTCACCATAACATAACATCCGTATTTTTCGCACACCCTTTTCGCTTCCTGCAAAATATCCTCACACGAACGGTAATTATATCCTCCAAACTTGTTAAATCTCGACTTTTGAACATTCATTTCGTTTTGAATGTTGGGCAAATTTTTAATCATAACTTTTATTTTTTAGGGTTAATATTAAATAGGAAATTCGCATCGACTCCGGTAGCCTCGCATATCTCTTTCACCCACTCTATTTTTATCGTTTGGGTTTTGTGGTTACACAAGGCAGACATGTTTACCGCCTGCGTTCTTTGCTTTGAATCCTTCCACAACAACGCTGCAATATCCTTTTTCGTAATCTTTTTGCCGTTCATACGTGCGCTTATAATCGCATCATTGATACGGATCATTGTGTTTTCAATATTCATAAAACAACCTCCTTTCCACATGTTAAACATTCATATACATTTTCTTCCTCTCTCTCCGGCTCACAATCACGATCGCAATACTGTTTGCTAAATTTGGGATAAGATTCTATCAATCTGAGTAAACCTCCGCAATTCGGGCAATCTCCCGCACCGATACAAGTTAATTTACTGATAACATTGCTCAATGCAAGCGTTCCGCAAAGATCAACTGATATATGTTTGGCGATTGAAATATCAATATCAGATATTGTATATCCAAATACTGAATCTTCTTCATCTTCATCAATGTACTTATTCAAAAACAAAACAAGTTTTTCGTAGGAGAATGGAATGCCTTCATTCTTGCAAACCTGCACAAGCAATTTGTAATTTCGATCTTTTTTAATCTGCATATTATTCGTTTTTAATGTTACTACTTATTTTTTGATGTCGCAAAGTTAAGGATAAACTTTAAATATGCAAAGAAATTCTTTAATTTTATTGTTAATGAAATATAAAAAGACTCGTTTTAACCATTGGATAGTATCAAAAGCCTACCTTTGTATCACTTTCATACTTGTTACTACATATTGTTAGATTTGTTTCATAGAGCAACGATAGTTTCGGTATGTGATATATAGAAACTAAAAAGGGATGTCAAAGCGTTGCACATCCCTTTTAAATTATAATCCCGTTAATTTATGATTTATAGCGTTCAATATACAATCTCTTAAATACGAATTAACGGTTTTCTTTAGCAAGTTATTCAGATAATATACAGATTCCATGTGAAGGTATCTTTCAAAATCTACCAATTTATTATAGGCTAAAAACCTGTAAAATTCTTTTTCATTCATACCGCAACCTCTCCCTTTATAGCCGGATGGCAGTTATAATTTACTATCTTAATATCTTCATACTTAAAATCGAATATATTACGAACATTCGGGTTTAATTCCAATTTGGGAAGGGCGAACGGCTCTCTACTCAATTGTTCTTTCACCTGTTCAACGTGATTCAAATATATATGTCCGTCCCCGATAGTGTGAATGAATCTACGAGGCTTTAAGCCGCAAACCTGCGCTACCATAGACAGCAAGATAGAATAAGACGCAATGTTGAAAGGAACGCCTAAAAATAGGTCTGCACTTCTTTGATACAGTTTCAAATCCAAATAACCGGACTCAGACACATAGAACTGAAAAAAGCAGTGGCACGGAGGAAGTGCCATCATGTGTATTTCTCCAACATTCCAAGCACTAACAATTAACCTTCTTGACTTCGGGTTGAACTTAATCATATCTATAACTGAATCAATTTGATCTACTCTTAACTTGCTATTTATACGCCAGTCACGCCATTGTTTACCGTATATACGTCCAAGATCACCGGAAGGCTTTGCCCATTCGTCCCAAATATGAACACCACTTTCATTTAGGTATTTTATATTGGTGTCTCCTTTTAACATCCAAAGAAGCTCATATATAATTCCCTTCGTGAATACCTTCTTAGTTGTGACAAGCGGGAAACCGTCACGCAAATCATAAGATCGTTGTAAACCGAATAAGCTAATAGTTCCCGTTCCTGTTCGATCTGATCTCTTTTCACCATAATTTAAAGTCTCTTTTAGTAAGTCTAAATATTGTTCCATTTTAAAATAAATTATTGTTAATATTACCTTTGAATCTCTTTTCGAGTGCTTTCACCAACTGTTCACTCTTAAATTTATCTCCTTTTTGCTTTTTTGTTAATCTAACATTTTCCATAATTCTAATTTTTAATTGTTACTACTTTGTTTCTTTCGACACTGCAAATATAAGAACATTATTTGAAAGTTCAAGTGAAACTTTAAATTTTAACAATAGATTAACCATTGCAAACAAAACAAAAAAAAGGTAGCCCAATTGGGATACCGTCTATATTGATATACTTTCAAACTTTATATTGTGGCTATTCATAAACTCAGCAAGCGCAAAAGCCTGCTTTCTCGTTACATGGACTTTAAAGCCTCGAATATAAACTTCTTCTTCGTTCGTCTTTGGCTCGTTTTGAGGCTTAATTTCGGGCTTTTGTTGCTGAGGCGTGTTATCTGTCGCCTTCTGTTCAAACTGTCTGTTTGCGGCTTGTATTGCAGCTTCTTTTAGGTGGTTTCCATAGTCGAACGACTTGTTATAATCGAGTGTAGACGTATATTTGTCGATAACCGGAATATAAAACGACTCTCCCGCAAAATGCTCTTTCAGTCTGTTAAGATCATCGTCAACCGTTTTAAATAATTCGTCTATCTCCATTTTCACAACTGAAAGTGCTTTGGTCTTATTAAGCCACTCCGGACGAAAAGCAAAATCAAACAAGATAAGGTTTTCATTATGTTCCTCGAAATACTCCCTTATTTGATCCAGTTTCTTTTGCTTCTCCTTTTCCTCCGTTTCCTTTATCTTACTATCTATTCGTGAAGAAGCTTCACCGATCAGCTTACAAGTTTCGTTAACAACATCCTTTAGTTCGTTGAATGGTTTCATCCAAGCATTTTCCAGTTCTATACGGCTGTCGTTAAGTCCCTTTTTCGCCTTGTTTAAAGTGGCTCTATCGGCTTTTGCCACCTTTATATTATCATCGGTATACTCTATTGAGTTATACTCAGAAAGTTTCTGCTTAACAAGTTCGTGAATATCGTTCGCCTGCTTTATCATATCGGGAAGTCTTTTTCCCTCAGTAGATAGCTGTAATTGAGTTTCGTTTATCTCTTTCATATCATTCAATTCTAATTGATATTTTGTTGCTACATTCGGGTTTTACTAATAACGCACCTTTTGGGCTACTAACTACTAAATTTCCCATTCTATCGAACTCGATAGTATATCTTTGTCCTTTATCGTTATATACACATAAACCGTATTTAGCTTCAAAATCGGGAATCTTTTTCTCTTCTAATACAACATTTACTTTCATACTTAATAACCCGGTTAACCGCCACCGGGTGAGGGTAAAATGAAACTTACTTTAATTCACGATAAACAACAACGGTTTCAATGCCATTTCTTGTGCACCAATATTGCAATATACCTTTATCCTTATTGTATGCAAACCTTTCGCTATTGCTACTTTCTATTGAATAAACGGTAAAGCCTAAATCATCGTTTGACACCTTTGTAACCTTGTGATAACTAACATGCCCTGCTGAGAATACTCTAACACATTTGTCTGATAAGCCCACATGTTCCCAAACATATGGAGATATAGACGTTGTAACCTCACCATTCACATAAACCGTTTGCCACTCCGGAACATCAATAGAATATTCTGTTTGATACACATTGTCACTATCATCACCGCACGAAGTTAACACGAAGGTGAACACAAGCAACACAAAAACAATAACTAACGCTCTGAACAATTTTACTTCTTCTTTCATTTTGATTAAATTTTAAATTAAAAAATACTTATGGTTAATACTTTATTAGGTAAATTGAAAGAGTATTTAAACCCTTCGTTTGTTAGGACTGTATAAATTGCATCCAAAACCTCAGAACTGTCAGTTGTTAGCGTGACATCTGATGAACGGTTGCCGTAATACGACATTTGAACAACTGCCATTTCTATACGCATTAAGTTATATGAAACTTCCTTGTTAGTTAGGCAGTAGCGGTTAAACGCTTTTTCCTTATCTGTCAGCATAGATGTTGAACCCGACTTATTAAACGATCGTATCATAATTCTAATTTTTTATTGTTAGCATACATGTGAACGAATAGACCCATCGGGATAGCATATTGTGTATACAATACGACCAAGTTTAAACGGGAGATCAGCACGTGAAACGCTCCAAAAGATTGATTTTCTTTCCGGATCATTCAATATTCTCGTTCTCTGAATAGCCGCTACAAGTTTCATAGCACCTTTTATTGTCTTAGCCTTGACAGTGCCTAATACGTTAATCTCTCCTGTCAAGCAATAAATAAATTCCTTTTCTTCCATAATTCTAAGTTTTATTGTTAGTAATTCGTTTCCTTTTGATGTTGCAAAGTTAAGGAGATATTTTAAATATCAAAGCACAAGTTTAATATTTAACACGAATTTAACTTTTGAGTCGTGTTCGGATAAGGCAATAAAAAACCCCTCTACTTTCACAAGCGGAGGGGTAAAAATGCAATTATGACTAAAACCCAATATATATAGTTAGTGAAAATGTTCTAATTAAAAACTGTCTATATTCTCATACCGACAGTTTAAGATAAAATGTGATACAAATCTTCTAAAAACATGATTCTATGAAAATCAATAACCGCTGTTAATGACGTTAGTAATAACTTCTACGCTGCAAATATACGGATATATTTCTCAGTAGCAAATACTTTAACGTGCATTAACTGTTTTAACATTGAATTATCACTTTATTATCGTAGTTACGTTAAAACCTGTTATCTCTGTATGTGGGTTTTTGCTCGTTACGATAAACTCCCTATACTTCACCTTCTTTAGTCGAAACCACAAAAACCGCTTTCTATGTTCTATATTAAGTATCTCCAAGCTATCACGGGTAACGGTTGTTCCGGAAAACGTGCCGTTGCTATCTATGCAACCGGATATATCAAGCCATTTAGAGCGCATATTTACGCATTTCATTGTGTCGATAACCAAACTATCACTAATAACAATACTATCCCGTACTGGCGTTCTAAAATGCGTCTCAGTTGATGTTTGAACGCTTGTGTGACTTTTCAAGTCCTTAATAGACTGCTTTAGCTCTCTTATAGTGTTATCCTTCCCTTGTATGGTGTTCCGGTACTGCTTTAAAGTCAGATTCAATTCCTCTACTTTCATGGCACTTTGACCGCTTTTCGTCCGGTACGCAACGTTCTGAGTTGTGAGGACGCTAACATTTCTTTCTGCAATAGCCTTTTTCTTCCGTAAATCAGCGTTTATCAGTAATAGCGACACAATGCCAAGGCAAAGCACAAAAGTCGCTAAAAACGCAAATAATTGTCGTTTCATAGTTTTAGTATTTGGTTTTTGAGATTAGAGGGATCGTAGGAGACATGCACCCATGAAAAATCTCTCTCGTCTATTAATTGTTTGAAATGGAAATTGTGCTTAATGATATTGAAAAGGCGTTCGTTCTCTTCCTTGCTGCCTCCGGTAATATCAGCCGCAAAACCTTTCATGTGATCGGATGTTTTAGAGCCGCCAACGGCTTTGTTTAGCTCCGGACACCGATAGCCCGAATTAACTGTGATCGGTTTACCGTAAATCAGCCGTAAAGGGTCTAATATGTTTTCGACTAATAAGGTTAGGTTCTTTTCAACTTCCGGTGTTGGCGTATTATCAATGCCTTTTGCCGTTGCTGTTGTTGAGCGTGTTAGCTCTTTTAATGTGAAATACTTCATTTTGATAAAGTTTAAAGGGAGGCGTTAAACCTCCCGTGTTAATTACTTAGTTTCAATCTCAATCTTTTCTTCGTGTTCCTCGACTATCTTTGCTGCGTTCTCTCCCATCAACCTCTTAAACTCAAACCGGACAATATGGTATATTAACCGGAAAGATTTGTTATCCGGGTAGCTGATACAAAGGTTCTTAAAACCGTTCGACAGATATACGTACATAAAGACGTATGTAATCGTCTTTGCCGATAGAACGGCTGCATCGTGATCCCCCATCTTCGCCACGGACGAAAAGATAACGGTTATCACAAGGATGTACAAAATAAGTTCCTGTATGGCTGAGATGAATTTTAGCATAGTGAACCTACGCACACCATTCACCGACAAATTAACCCCATCGGCACGCATACCGCAAATAATATTGAAGCCGAACATGAACACAAGGGCGGTTATAAAACCGCTTGCAGGGGTGAGAAACGCAAGTATCGGACTTATCACCGATACAAGCATTAACCTTAACTGTTCTTGTGTAACATTCATTATTCTACTGTTTTAGGTGCGGTTAACGCAAAGATGAAGTTTTGAAAGTCGTTCACATAGACGGACGTTTTAGTAGATAGAGGAAACTGGTTTGCCTCAAAGCGACCGTCACGGATGGCAAGCGATCCGACCGGAACGTATTGTTCTTGCAGAATTGGACTACCGGAAGTTCCAGGCATTTCTACCATTTGTTTCTCTGACACATCAGCCGTACAGTGGGTAATGTTGTACTTGTCCGGCTCTGTCGATACCGTTGTTAATTGACCTACGTACTTGCCGTTTTCCGTCTCGAAATGGTAGTCCATCACTTTTGTTTCTTTCGTGTAAACTACTGACTTTAAATCAAAATCTAAACTTTTCTTTTCCATAATTTTATATTAATTGATTAATGTTTGGTACAAAGGTAAGCGACAAGAAGGTACAAACCAACTTTCCGCAAATATTAACTATTAAACAAAGCCGCAAATGTATACAGCAAAGTCACTATCTATCATTCCAGTATTAACGTCCATCAGTTTGACGGTAAACTGTGTCGTACTAACAATATCCTCTACACAAGCGTTTACCCACTTGGTAGCATTTAGAGCCATCACCATAGGAATAAAGCCCTGTGAATGAACTCCGGTAAACCGAACTGTATATCTTCCGGTAGAGTGTTTTACGGCACTCACACGGATAGAGGGGTTTCCCCACTTTTGGCGTACTGCTGCCGCTGAGGAAATAGTACACGCAAAATGTACTCCGGGGGCTTTCCATTGTGTCGCACCAGCAAACTCATATACACCGAATTTACGGTAGGACTCTACACCTTGCATATAGCAACGTCCGTTGCCTGTAACATTGATAGCGTAACCACCGGAATTGTGATCTATGCGAAGTCCTGAGCTACTTATCTCCATAAGGTTATTAGATAAGCGCATTTGCATTCCTGCTACCATACCATTAGCAGAAAGAATACCGCTTTCGATCGTAAAGTTACCGATCTTCGCCCCGTCTGTGATATGTATATTCTTCCCAGTAAGAACACCTCCCGAAATAGTCATTCCTGCAATCACCGCACCATCCGTCACAGTCAAGTTTCCGGTAGTGATTCTCTGAGCCGCAAAACCTCCGGCAACAACCTCACCAACCTCGATTGAGTTTGCAGTAAGTTTCCCGTTCGCATTGATGGCGGCTGTCTGTTGACCTGTGTTATTTTGGAATAGCAGGTTATCGGCTTTCAGAATGATTTTTCGGGACGTGATGTTGATTCCGGTTTCGACTAAGCCGTTTTGAGTGGCGGTGACACGACCGTCTACTATGTCGGCTTTGTTATTGGCTGTGCCTGCTAATGAATTGGCGGAATTTGCCGTTTGTTCTACTACGCTTAATTTTGCGTGGTCTGAACTTAGAGTTAACTCAGCCGCACTTAATCGCCTACCTTGATCATCCACTTTGTTTGCAGTTAAAGCTATGCTTTCCTGCGTCTGCTTTATTTCGGTATAGTATCCGTATGTGCGGACGGGTTCAGTTCCATCGGTGCGAACGGGGAACGATGTATTATACGAACCGTGATAATCGGTTTGATAAACGTTGATTACGTTTGGGTCAATAGTATCATCTACTGTTACGTCATACATAGAACCGCCCCTAATACCCATTCTACACGTAGACGTTTCAGTTATTTGTCCCAAATCAACAACTATCTTTGCACCCGCAGAAGTCCATGCTTTAGTATAGTCAAAGATATTGGTTACTGCTGGCAACGAACCCCAACCCGAACCGGACATCTCAAACGTTAAGTTCATAGAAAAACCGCCATCGTGAGTACCGTATGAAGGTTTTCCGTATACCGCAGCAAGAGGCCTACTTATTTCAACCCTTGTTTTGTGGTAAACCGGAATACTTATAACCAACGGGAAAAACTTATTATTGTCCCATCCTCTTAAATCTATTCGCTTTGATATATGCCTATTGGTGGTACTATTAATAACACCAATATCACCAACAACAGACGTGATACTTTTTTCGGTCTGTTCGACGCGTGAAGCAAGCCCGGTAACACGTCCATCAACGGTATTTATCTTTTCAACGGTGGATGTTATCTTACCTTCTACTACACTAATTTGACTATTGGTATATTCAGCGCCTTTGTAAACTGCATCCTGAAAATTGGGACTCCATGCGGTTGCAATTTCACCCGCTTCTACTTTAAAGTCTTTTACCCATATATAAGCCCAACTAATATCACCCAAATCGACAAAATTGTATATATCCTTTTGATCTTCTGTATTTTTTGAAACGTCAAATGTATGCTTGAAATAACTCCAATTGTTGTCGGGGGTGGCAAAAACACGGAAAGAAGCGGAATCACAAACATCAATAGTTATACCTGGCGTTGTACTTTGAGACCCTTTTATCCATCCGGATACAGTATATTTACCCGGAATAGGAGGTATTATATTTGGTATTCTAACAGTATTTCTACCATGGTTCTCACCTGTTACCTTAAAACCGTGAATATCATTAATCTTTTCTACTGCAACATAGCTATCACCTAAATTATTAAGGTCAGAACTTGTATAACTGAAAAGGTTATTTGCTCCTATTCCAAGGTTTTCTACCTTAGTCTTTACCGTTAATTCAATTTTGCCATCAACAGCAAGAATCTGATTGTCGGTGTACTTTATAGATTCATTTAACATGTCTTCGGGGGCGGGAAACCATTCAGTAGCCGTTTCTCCGATCTGAATCTGAGGATTACACACCTTCATCACCGTACTGTTTCCGATTTGTATAATTAAGCTTATACCCTTGTTTTGAGAATTAACAATATCGTATGGAACTGTTATAGTATGAGAAAAACGTCCCGAATCCGCTTTAGGGGATAAAGAATTGAAATATTTAAAAGTACCCACATAATAATATTCAGATGTTCCATCCTTTAATATTGCTTCTTCCAATCCTATACGATTATTACCTCCCAACTCCAAACCGCTGTATTCGTAATCAAAAGAAATAGTTACTTTTTTACCCCTTAAATCACGCCAATACTTAGACATTTCTATGCGTTCGTTTCTATTTACACCGGACACACATATACCAGATTTTAAAAGAAGGTTTGCACCTCCTATGTTTAACTCACTTTCCGTTCGTGAAGGTATCCAATTAGCCACACCAATATCACCCTCAGTAATAACAGCCCATTTTACATATGTTTGAGTTGTTTCCTTTTGGGGTAACTTATAAAACTCGAAATACGTTAAATCTTCATTGAATGGAGATATTTTAACTGAAACTATGGTTTCGTTATCTGATTTAGGGAACTCAGCCACATGCCCCCCGCCTGCGTTATTATATGCTAAAATTGAACTTGAATCTGCGCATTTATAACACACTGTCAACGTATACGATTTGCCAACAACCAAATGTGTTTCATATCTATAAACACCAAGTTGATACGGATTACCATTTAACACCCTATTGCTATCTGCCAGCAAGTTGTAATTTGCCGTTTTCAAACTCCGTACAGCAAGTTCAATCTTACCGGGAATAGCAGTTATCTCAGTATCTAAGTATTCCTTTAACTTTTTGTCAGCATTATCTACATATTCTTTTGAAGCCGTAGCAATTGCATTCAACGCTCCATTACGTTTGTCGTAGTAAGCCGTTTGACTCTGTGCCAGTTCCGGACGCACCGCAATATCTTCCGGCTGTTGGGCGGAATGGTATCTAAGTTCATTTAAATAATTTTCATAAGCCTTAGTATATTCAGGAACAGGTACAGCGTATTTGTCAGCGTTATTTTTTATCTGCAAAAACTCTGCCTGTATGCGCTTTCCTTCATCAATCAAAGCGGGCTTTTCAGTAGGAGATATAAAACCATCGTCAGCCCATTTATTAAGCCGATCTTTAGCCTCCTGAGCTGTCTGTTGTGCTCTCTCCGCCTCTGTTGTTGCGTTGGCTGCATCTTGCTTCGCTTGGTTTACTTCATCCTCAACTGACTTGCCGTTTCTCAACAAGAATATACCACGAAGAAAAGCGTTATCGCAATACAAGCCGCTACCGGATGGCTGTTGTCCCTCCGGAAATGCAGAGTCCTGTATGTTGCTTAAATCGCCAAGACGTGTCCTATTCGTACCGGATAACGATTTTGTTTTAACTCCGTTCAATATCTCTATGTACGGATGTCCGCTTTCCTGCGCTGTGATGTATATTAAAGCCTGTCTTTCGGAATTCTTCGTGTTCCCCATCTGCACAACTTCGTCACCGACAGCCGGAACAACACCGTTAAACTCCGCTTTATCTGCAAAGAAAGAAGCCCCGTCAACCGCTTTAACTTCCACCCAATAGAATTTAACTAAGCTATTGTTTGGTGCGCTTCCTGCCGCTTTCTTTTGCTTTACTGTAACCTTACCATCACCGTGACCGGAATCACCAGTTATTGTTATAGCAAAGTTGTGTATACCTTGCTCTGATTTAATAGCCGGAATAACATTATCACCGTTTTGCAGCAACACGCCTACACCCTCTACCGGACTGTCATTTGAATCAAGTCCGGCAGCAAAAGCCATCATACCAGGATAGCCTCCCTCCAAAGTCAAGGTAAATGAAGGTATTTCAATTGGTGTAGGGCTTGACTCTGAAAATTTATAGAATGCAAAACCGGAATTACCAGTATCATTCAAGTTAAAGCTAATAGAGTCGGGTGTAACATCAATCAAGCTGCTATCAAAAGCACCACCGGAATAGTCATATTTTGCAAACTGAGTAAAGTCAAAGGTAAGTCCCGCACCTTGGTAGCCTGCAAACGTCTGACACCTGACTAAATCGCCCTCTTGAAAAGTGGGAAATTCCTCTCCTGTGGTTAGCTTATATTGCGTTCCTACTTCTTCAACAGCTGACAATTTGCCGTTTGATTGGGACACGACCAATGCACCGTTAACGCTCCTTATCTTTTGGATAAGTAGTTCAAATATATTCATAGTCTGTCTTACTGTCAAATTGTCACATTCTATATGCCAATTGCCATTCTCGACCCATATTTTAAAGCCCTCGCCAAGAAAACCGGAAACGAACGTAGGGGATGATAGGAACTGTTGGATAATTGCAGAAAGGTATTTTAATTGTCCGTCTTTCGTTATCGTTCCAGTTCTGCCACCTGTATAAACGTCCTCTGTGAGATACGCTTTTCCCCTTGCTGTAAGCTCGCCTGTGTCCGTCTTTCCCGACTTGTTAACCGTAAATGCAGTATTACCCACCGACAACCAAGAACCGGCGTCAACTGCATCGGCAGAAACTGAGTCTGCATCAACATCGTTAAATCTTGCATCGCCTGCCGAATTTATGTGCGCAGCGCTACCCGAAATATCATCGCCAAATGTTGCACCTCCACGGAGATGTAACAAAAAGTTTGTTGCATCCTCATGCGATTTAGAAATATAGTCCTGCAACATTCGGTATAAGTTAAACTTTCTCGCCTCACCTGTACCCAAATCAACGGCAATAGTTGTATTTTCATCTATCAAGTCAATAGGGGATAACTCCCGTATCAATTTACCCTTGACTACTGGCTCTGTTTCCCGATACTCTTTGTAATACAGCCCTACGGTATCGGGAGAGAACATTATAGGTGTATCAATGTTCGCTAATAGGGCATTATAAAAAGACGCTTTATCTCGTCTATTGAAAGAAGGGAGTTTTTGTATGATTGAGTCCGTCTCAAACTGGCAGTCAACAGCAGCCAAATATAATTGTTCCTGCCAATCAACATCAAATTCGAAGTTGAGAGCGTTGTAATATTCGCCATCGTGCGAAATTCGGATATAGTCAGATAGGCGAATCAGTCGCATAGCGTCACAAATAAACTCCGGTGCAACGAATGTAAAGGCGTACACCTTCGTAGAAGTTTGCAGTTCCAAAAACTTGTATCCGGCACGTTTGGTTAGTTCTTCTTCAAACTCATATTTAGGTTTGCAGATAGTTGCAGGAACATACATCTGATACTTAAAGTCGTTGTTCGCACCCGTTGTAATAAATCCACCCGGATATGCGATCTTTTCATCATTCCAATACTCAATCAACAGATATTTGCTACTTGTTTCGATACCGGGAATAACACAAAAAGGAGTTGAAATATAAACCTGTGTTCCGATTGAAAACTCCGCCCGATATGTACCCTGTGGCAAAGCCTCACTAAACGAGTTCTTGCCGGGTGACACGTACAGAACGCTGCCATGTTCGGGCATGTCGTCACGACTAACATACACACCTGTTTTAATGCCCTCTCCGGTTTCTTGGTTTACCGCTACAACCTCAATAGAATCGGGCTGAACCTCTCCTACATTTACATCGGTAAACTGGAAAGGTATAAGCGTATTTGCGCTTGCTGGAATAGCGTAGTTTTTCCCGAAAGCGTACCATTTTTCGTATGTGGCTTTAGATTCTTTCTTTCTAAACGCCAAAGGACTAAAGTTGTTATGTACTTCCATTTTGATTAAAAAATTGATTATAGGCACAAAGATAGCAATTTAAAAGAAAACACCCCCTATTATAAGGGGGTGTAAGATAAAGATACGGTTATTTGGCGAGTTGTTAGATCCTCAGTCATAGTTATCGGTTTCCCGTTGCCTATATCCGTTGTTATCAGTTGCACGGGGTTTGGTGTGGTGTCGTATGTGAAAGATAAATTTTGCGTCATACTCCGCTTTATTCCTCTCACTCTTATCGTCTGATCGCCTCCCTGCTCTATCTCTGAGGCTGGCATATCGTGCATGTAGTATTTAACGAGGTGCAAGAACGACATGTAGCCGTTTTGGGGGTTTACGGTGTACTTCTTATTGTTCTTGTCTACCAAGTTGAACGTAACAAACGGTAGTTTCCATTTACCGCCTATCTGCGTAGCTCCCAGCAGCGCAAAACCATCTTGTGAAAAGTCACCCGGTGATAGTAGCATATAATCTACATCGGACGAAAAGTTAGATACCCTTACTTCTTCTTTCTTTCCCTCCTGCACGTAGTTTGATTTAACGTCAATCGGAAAACCTGCAAACGTATTTGTTGTATCGTCCATCCAAGAAAATTCAAACCGTGAAGGCAGATCGGTTTTATCATATTTGACCGTGTTAGTTTTCCACGTCATTAACTGACCCGATTTTGCATATCTAAGCTTTGTTAAGTCTATTCCGACCGTTCCGCTACCGGTATAACTTCCGCCATTCATGAAATAGGAGATATGTTCTATCCTAAACTTATCGCCATCTATAAACCAATATAGTTTCATCGTGTCACGCAACATCTTCATTATATCGCTGAGGGTTGTTTCCGCCTTCTTTGCCGGACGGTCATACTCACCCTTTAGGATATTGCTTTTCTGTGTGATGAACACCTTAAAAGGTGCACCGGAAATAGGGTTATTGGCGGCATACAAAAACTTACTGTATTCCTCCGTAGCTTCGTGCGTCAAAGTGGGATCAATTTGCTTAATAAGCGCCCTAATAGCGTCTTGTATGGCGAACGAGTCCCTTAAAACATACTCCTTTCTCGCTCTTTCCTCCAATGGCGCATAGGACAAATCAAACTCGAACCAAATCGACATATTCCCCCATCGTGAACGGCATACCGGATACAGCTTTCCTGCACCCGCCACAGCCGGAACGAAGTTATCGGTAAAATACTTGCCTTCATCGTTTACACCGTACTCTGTCGGCTCGTTCTGAACCTTCGTAGACGTATAAAAGTAGTTCCCCTTTAATGGTGCGGCATACATGTAGTTGCTATTGGTAGGGTAAACGTCCTCTGATGATAGTTTCCCGGTAGGTTTACCGTCCAACTCCGGAAGGTTAAGCAACATTCTTTGAAATAGCTTTTGCAAAAGAACAGTGTTTCCGCCAAACTTTTGAGGAAGTGTCGGATCATCTACTATTCTTGTGAATGTTATTTCAGAAACGTCTATGTAGTAGTAACTTTTATCGCTCCAATTGATTTTATCTGATCGGTACAATATAGTTCCCTCTTTATTTTCCAAGTGAAGGAAACCGATATTTAGACCTTCGCTTAGGGTCCATTTTATTGAGAAATTGCCATCCAATTTAGTGTACGTTCCATTCGTTCCGTAGTACTTCCCGTTAAAGAACTGATAAGGCACTGCCTTTACTTCTATTTCGTTGTATGCAGCGAAGAAGGCAAAGAAATTCTTATCCGTTAGCTCCTTGTTATCCGTTACAACGTTGAAAACCTCAGTTTCGTAGTGAGTACCCGCAAGATAGTTGGATATTGTAGATGCACCCGCAATATAAACTTGCACAATCGGACGCTTGGATACCCCTATTTGAGACAATGCGGGTGCAAGCTTGATAAGATCGTATTTGTTCTCAATACCCTTCATTATATCGGTGTATTCATCCCGTGGGCTTATCTTCACTTTGCACGTCCGGTTATCGCTGTCTATCTCACAATCTGTCTTACTGAAATAGCCCTCAAATATTACTTGATACTGCGTTGATAGCTGCCCTTTATCCTTTTGCTCTATTTGCAAGTACAAAATATCCTCAATACTCGCATTTTTAACAAGAAGGTAGTCCGCCCCGATCAGCGTTAAACTCCCCTCTATCGACTCTCTGAAAAACTCCTGTTGATTCTCTTTGCCAAACTTCCGTTTTAGCTCTGAATAGTGGGGATGTATTTCTACACCCCCCAATTTAAACCGCAAATCTTTAACGTTCATTATGATTTAATTATTCGTTTAATATTTCCCCTTACTTCAATTATCGTACCGTCCGCACCTGTGATGTACTTAACACGTCCCTGCTCTTTGATTGATTTCAGATCTTTTTCGACCTTAGACAGATCAACCGTTGAACCTTGCATTATGTTCGTTACTTCATCACTACCGGAATAGGCGTTTAAGTATTTCTGTTCAAAAGTACCCTTATTTAGCGAATTAATCAAGTCCGGAACGAGTTTCTTATACTTCTGAGATGAACGTTTGTTCACTACTGCGAAGTATTCACCACGCTCTACCCGTCTACGCTTACCGTCCTTAGTCGTTCCTAAATCTACGTCATTGCCGGATGCATGTGATCCTCCGTAGTCGATCATTTCTACTGTACCGTCACCGTATTCTTCGGTTTCCTGTGAGGCTTTAGATAGCTGAGAGGCTTTTATCTTAGCAAAAGCAAATGATCCCCACATCAACGCAATAGCCGGGATGGCTGCCAAACCTAAATCTTTCCATAGGTTAGCGGTTGCGGTTACCAAAGAACTTGCCTGCATAAGTGTATCTATACGTTCTTGCTGCTTCTGCGCCTTCTTCTTATCCCTCAGCGCTTTTTCCTGTTGTTTGCGTGCAAAATCAAGCTCTTTTTGTGCGGTTGCTACGTTGTTGGCGTATCCGTTCGCCCTCGCTTGTATCTCAGCGTCCAAAACCTTTTGTCGGGCTGAAACTTCTTTCTCTGCTGCCTGTACCGCCACTTCTGCCGCCTCTACCCTTGCCTGCGCAACACTCTTTAGGTTCTCTATGGCGAACTCCGAAGCCTCTAAAATGGAGTCTTTAAACTGCTCCGCACGCTCTGCGCCCGACTTACCATCTTTAGCGCTAAATGCGTCACCGAAAACGAGATCAAACAGATTGCCAAATACGCCTTGATTGCTGTCCCATCCGGAGGTATCACGCTTAATTGCATTGTCTATTCCCTTAATGGTATCCTCTACCGTCTTTACGTTGTATCCCGTGATTTGCTCTCCGTACTGCTTTGTTAACTCTAATATCTGCTCCCACCTCTCACGCTCTAATTTCAACCGGAAACGGCTCTGTTCTTTCTCCGAACGTTGCACGATATTAAAGGCGGCACTCTCCGCCTGCTGCTGCTGATTAAGTCGGAACACCGACCGATCAATTATACGCTTGTCTTGATTTTCCGTGAAATCCTTTTGCAGTTGGATAGATGCAAGCTGATACGATCTTTGCAGGATAAGCAAACGTTCATTCTTTACCTGTTCGCTATCGGTTGACTGCTTAATGCGCAATTCGTCCTGCGCTCTTTCGTTTTCGAGTAGCTGCACTTGAATTAATAGTTCGTCAGCCGTGCCACGTCTAACAGCTTTTAGGCGTTCACTCAATCGGTCATGCGTGATTTGCAAGTCCTCTACCCGCCAGTCGTTTTGCAGTTTCTCCAAGTCTCTACGCAATTTTGCCTCTATATTGTATACAGTATCAGCATATAACTGCGTAGCTCTTTGTTTCTCCGTTGTGCTCTCCTTTAGCTTTTTCAGTTCATCTGCCGTTGCCTTTTTACGTTCTTGCTGCTCTTTCAAACGTGAATCAATAATAAGAGCTATACGGCTATTTTCATACTCAGCTTGTAGATCAAAGTCCTTCTTTGTCCTTTCCTTCGTCTTACCTCCTTTGTCCCCTGCAAGAAGATCGGGGATAACCACCTTTTTAGCAAGTTCCTCACTCGACTTATTGATAACTGCTATTTGTTCGTCATATCTCTTTGCCTCCTTTTTGGCGGTATTCCATGCGGACGCCTGCCCTTGTAAAGCCGCTTCCAAAGCCACCGCACCAACACCGATACCCTTAGACGAACGTTTAAGTTCCTCGATCTCCTTTTGTTGCTTTTGGTAAGTCTTCCGACCTTCCTCTAATACTTGGTTCTTTTTTTCTTCGAGGTCAATAACTTCCTTTGCGTTCTTTTGTATCTTTTCCTCGTAGGCACGTGCCATTGCTACCGATAGAATGTGTTTTGCAAGTTCCTTATACTCCTTTGATGCGTTTCCTGTCATAATAGCTTCATCAGAGAGGTTTTTAAGGTACTCCGGATACTCTTTCTTTAGTTCCTTAACAGCCTTTAAGCGCTCGTTTTGGCTGCGTGTGGAATCGGTAGCAGCTTTATACAAGATGTTCAGTCTCACAGACTCGTTTACGGCACTCTTTCCAGCCTCTAACATGGCATCTTTCAAGTCAGTAGTAGATCGTTTCAATTGGTCTACCGTTGTTTTACCTTTGAATAGGCTACCTATCCAGTTGATTATATCCTTACCCCAAATAGAAAAGGCGGCCAATATCAACACCATCACGGTATTAAACGAGAACAGAGATTTAACCAGTTTCCCGGTTATACTTACCTGCGCTTCCCCTGCCTTCGCTGCCGCCTCGTTCGCTGCACGCAGCTTCTGTATTTCGTCTATAACCATCGGGATGTTATTAGAAATAGCAAGGAAGAACGTGTTTGCGCTGATCGCCAAAGAAGGAAGTTCACGTGCCACCTGTGACACAGAGAAGCCCAAACCATCGAACGCCTGTTTGTAGTTACCTACGCTTAACGTGTGCTTTCCCGTGCTCTTTTGATACTTATCCATCGCTGCGTAAATCTCCGCAGTCTCTTTAACAAGCTTCTTTCCTGCCTCCGTATTCTCCAAATAAGCCTGTGAAAGATTGTTCATCTTTATTTTGTTTAGCTCGTATTGTGCAGACAATGCGTTATAGCTTCCTGCCATGCTGTTGGCTAACTTAGCCTGCAACTTATTCAGATAGTTTTGATCGGCTGTCTGTTTCTTTAAAACTGCGATCTCCTGCGCTGTCTCTGTCAGTGCCAATTTCAATTGTATCTCAGCGTTCGCCAAGGATCGCACTTGCTTTTCGTAGGCGTCTATCTTTTTACGCCCTTCCTCCGTTGCGCCTCCACCTTCTGAAATAGGTTTTTGCAACCCTTTTGCGCCTTCCTCGATACGCTTTAACATAGCGTCATATATCTTTTGCAGTCCTTCCAACTGCGTAATAGCGTCCTTTATACTGCTGTCCGGCTGTATAAGATCGCTATACTTTATTCCCTTTACTTCGTTCGCCATTTGATTTAAATTTATTTGTTCTTACTCCTTTTTGCCTGTCTCTTAATCATCTCAAAAGCGGTGTAAAACTCAGACACGGACATTTCACGTGCATTTATGTGCATATTCTGCGTGATAACCAAGCACATTTCTTGAAACTCCTTGTCCGTCTTTATCTCGACCGAATCAGTACCGTAGAATATTCGAGGCGGAAAGAAGGTTAGTAACTTATCCTCTATTTCCTTCACCGCCTCACTGTTATCTACGTTGTTCACAAGTTTATCTAACTTTGCTTTTATCAGCGATAGTTTAATATCGTAATACTCTTTAATCAGAGGATCGTCCGCCATCCGTGGAAAGTATACCGATACTTCCGCCTCTATTTTTTTTTTGACCTTCTGAAACGGTTCAGAAAGTTCGTTAATAGTTGCATCGCTGAGGCTGTCAAATATTGCCTTTAGATCGGAATCGGACGCATTAACCGGATATTCCACGCCATCGACCGATTTAACGAAGGCGGCAAAAGCCATCATTCCCGGATGTACGCCATTCGACGCCATATTGAAACACTGCCTTAGATTCATTAGCTCGTTATACGTATGTTCCGGCTGTGTCCTGCAATAGACAATAGCACGTTGCAAATGCGTATCGAGTTCCTCGATAGTGCTACCGACTCCCGACTCAATCAGCATAAGACGGTTAAACTTCTGATAACGGACGATAGGCATTTCATCAATGCCTTCGTATACCGTTACCGTGTGATTCCCTACCTTAATCGTGTTCATTCGTCACCTCCTTATCTGCCTGCTCGTATAATATGGCAAACGTTTCTTCATCGACTGAGTAAGTAACATTTTCGCCAAGAACGATATAGTCGTTATTAAACACCCGAAAAGTGCTGCCGTTTATTCGTGCCATCATTACGCCATCCATTCCGGAAAGTAGTTCAAAACTTGGCAATATTTGAGATAATTCGTGAACATCACCGTTAAACTTGACCGCCTTCACGATCTCGAAAGGTGGTATAACTGATACATAATTTCTAATCTCCATAATCATTAAATTAAAATTCTACAAATAGGTGTTGCAAAGATCGGTGTAAGGATGAAAACGGGGTTTAGCGTTCCGATCGACACAATCACCGAACAAATTACACACGCCCAAAACGATAGGCAGAAATTGCAGTTGGTTAGCTCGTTAATCAGTGATCTATCACCATACCATCGGAGAACCTTAGATAACCAATCATCACCATACACTGACATCCGTTCAATTACACCCGTCTTTCGGGCAAAGTTAACACAAAATGCCGCTACAAACGAAACAAGTAGCACGCAAGAAAGAAAATAATTATAAATCTCCATAATTCAAATATTAGTTTGTACAAAAGTATGAATAAAAAGCAATTTTGCAAAGATATTGATTATTAAAATGTTAGTCTCGAACTCTCCGAAGGTGGATAAAAACGAAATGTTTATAAATAAGAAAAGGAGTCTAAAAGACTCCTAACCTATATGCTTTCTGTACAAAACGAACGCCTCCACAATCTCCGGCATAACTTTAAGAGAGCCAACGATAAATCGCCTTTTAATCATGGACGAAATAATGATAATCTTGTCTTCTTCACACCGAATATATCCCATCTTATCAGCCCACGTTATAAAATCAAGCATTTCATGCTCAAACAACAAAGAGCCTAAAGGAAGGTATATTTTGCAGTCAATAGGCAGATCGTAGCTGCTATCCTTGCTTTTCTCGCAAATATCTAAAAGTATCTTTAGTTTCTCCCTTTCATCGTGGTCTATCATATTGGCTATATATTCGTCCACCTTTTCGGAGTTACTCACATCTTTGCGGTAGTCCTCCCAGTCCTTTGTATTATTCATTCTTTTCACGGCTTAAATAGACATACAACAATGAAGGGTGAACGAACACATTGCCGTTTTTACCCAAGTTAATTATATCGTTTTTTGATACATATTTATGCGCAATTAACGAACGCCCTCTTATAGTGAATACTTCTTCTTCCACATCCAAAAAACCACAGTCAGCACACCAATCTAAAAAGCGTGAGGGTGGAGGGAGTAAAAAATCGCCTACATCAATCAAATCACAACACTTCAATGTAGACATTATTTCTTTGCTATCTGCTGCACTTTCTTTCTCAACACGACTAATTGTATCATCAATTTGCGATCTTAGCTCAGAGAGCATTAAAACAACTTCTTCTTTCATAAGTCAACACATTTAAATTAATACTTTAACTTTTAAAACTCTGTAACATTTCGTTTGAATTTCTACTTTACTTTCTTGAACACCAAACAATCTAATGTTCTTTCACTAAAGCACAGATATGCTTTACACATGCTTTCTAAATCTCCTTTTCGGAAGGCGCATCCGTTGCATGAAATAGTATCCCTTGGTATTGCTTGAATTGTTACTTCGTTTGCTGTGATCGGGTGTACTACTTTGAACACCTCAAAATCTCTCACTTTCTTTTGCTTCATTTCTTATACCTCCGCTAATGGTTTGTAATATACATCGTCTAAGTTTATATCTCTAAGACAATCTACACATCTGTTTCTTGAACAACAATCATCCGTAGGATATACCCAGTCTTTGAATACACATCGTTCGCAACTATTATTAAATTCGTCTACAATATCATCCTCTACTACTATTGAAAGGATGAACTTTCCCGGATCTCCCGGTTTCGGTATTTTCAGTAGATCACCTACGTTGTATTCCTCACCTTCTTTGTATGTTTCAAACGGTCTAAAATAAAAATTTCCTGCGTTACAGTTCATTTGCATACATACGTCCAAGGGTGCATTTTGGAACCAACACGAAGTGCAACATTCAACGTAATTCTTGTTAGTCGTTTTCTTTACGAGCAAATATATCCCCTCTCTCGCCTTTAGTATATCACCCTCCTTGTATTCATCACCGATTTTAAAGTCTATCACTTCTTTCATAATAATTCTCCTTTCTCGTTACTACGCATTCTCTCCCTTTTTACTTCTTGGAAACTTACACTATCTTTTGTTTCACGCTCCGGTAAATTGCATTTGACGTGATTACAAAGGTCTAAACCCATTTCCCCAAAGAAGCAACAATCACACATATTTTCTCTTTTGTCCTCAACACACCTTACTGTAACCTTATCACCTTTGGGGGTTAATACCTCCATTTCCTCGCCTACCTTTAGGTCAATCGGAATCATTGATAAATCTAATCTTTTCATAACTTTACTTATTTATAGGTTTGACACTTTCCCGTAGCCATGTCTACACATCACATAAGCGGGCATATCTTTTTAAACTCCTTTTGTCTAAATAGGCATTCTCTGCATGATATTACATTGTTGCCTTCCATTGTTTGCACTCTTATCATTTCCCCTGTTATCGGGTGATTGTGAAGGTATCATATAGTTCAACGCTTTTAAATTTCCCCATCTCTCACCCTCCTAAATGTTAGTTTAGACCCATCACCATTAAAACACCATATACGCCAACATAGATTAGCAAGTTCGCCACTACTAAAAACACATTTCTCGCATGCGTCTCCATTAATACACGATATTGTTTTCACTTTTCTATCTATTCTCTTGTTCGGTACCTCCGCAAAGAATACCTCTCCCTCTTTCGGTACGAATCTATCTCTATCCGACAAAGATATTCTATTCATTTTCAACCTCCTTAGTTCGCTTTCTTTCTATTAGTTTAAAAATAACATCATCTTCACGAGTAAGTTTAGAACATTTCACAAAATCACCGCAATTACGTTCTACGCTTACCGCATCACAGAAAGCACATGCCTCACATCCCCCACTTTCGTACGGTATAGTTTCCGCTACCGTGGTATATATATCTCCTATTACGGTTATAATCTCACCAACCTTTGGTTTTAATATCCTATTTCTTATATCTACTTTCAACATATATTTTAATATTGTGCCGGCATATTATCCCGGCTGTTATTGTTATACTGATTTCAAACCATTGCGTGAAATACTTTCTTTTAAGTCTCTCAAAATATACGTGGCTCTTTCGTTGCCGTTTTCGGCAGCTTTAATTAAAGCTTCATAATGTGATAGTTTGTTTCCTCCGTAAATACAAGCACTACGCAATAGGGATAATACTTTAGAATGGCTTATCTTTTGTCCTTTGTAAATGTAAGTAGTCATATTTTTAATTTTTATGTGGGGTATTACCCCCACTTGTTTTACTTTCCAATAACTGTTATAAATTCACATTTCGCCCAAAGAGAAAGATCGTTGCTTTCCATGTACTTTTTATTATTAGCTTCAATCTCTTTTGCTTTTTGTTCGCTTATCTCTTTTCCGTTTACAAAATATCTTTTCATAACTTTGGGTTTTAATTGTTAGTAATTTGTTTCCTTTTGACACTGCAAATATAAGGATAATATTTAATACTGCAATCTAAAGTTTAAGTTTTAACATGTATTTAACACAAAAAAGGGGAAACTCCCCCTTTAATAACACCCTTCTTCGCAATGAATATCACACTCAAACCGCAAACACGCATAGGGATAAACGTAGTATTGATTATCCGTCTTTTGGATAGAAAACTCCTTGTATACGTTGTTGGCATCGTGGAATATCTTTCTCACCTGTATATCACCGGATGGCAGATAAAGTTCATGCGTTAATGCTCTTAGTATTTCGGACTTTACAAACTCCACGTTGTAATATTCTGCGCCCGCTATTTTACGAGTATCGAACCAAAAGATAATGCTAACCGTCCCCCTCAGGTCGCCAAAGCCAGATAAAGAGTCTCCCCCTTCGTAATCTTGTGAGTCGTGCATGTAGAAAAAGCAAACGTTACCCCGCTTATCGTCCGGCTCTAAGCGCAAATAATCATTTCCCTTAAAATACACTGATGGGGTAACAAATTTCCCCCTCTCGTTTCTCTCTACCAATTTAACCACGTTCCCGAAAGCGAAATTAAGCCATTTAAGCGATTTTGTTAGGCTTACCTGTACATCGGCTATCGTTTTATCGAAAAGTTCCGCATTTGGTCTAATTATAGCTCTATCGTTCATTTAATATCTCCTTTACTCTGTTATATGCTTCGTCCTTCACATAATCGTTAATAAACTCAGCAAGTGAATCATTTGTTAACCCGAAAATCTCAGCACCGTATTTTTTGATAAGCCAATTAGTTTTTTCATCTGAGGCTTTTATGTAAAACCGATCTTCTGCTGTCTCAACATAAAAAGAGTCGTAAAACTCTCCTGTGTCTTTTAGCGTCACACGGTCGTACGGTTGCCTCTTTTCTATTTTGACTTGTATAGTTAAGGGTCGGTAGGGCTGGTATTCGTCTATACGAACGCCCAAACGGTTAACACCCTTGGCGTATAGCTGATCTTGTGCGTTCATGTCAATAAGTATATTATCATTGTCACGCACAATCTTTTTTGCTATCTCTCCGGTGTCGAGTTCCTCACCTACCTTTTTAAACTTATCTATTAGACCGCTTATCATGTTGCTTTAAATCTTATCCCGTTGTTCCGGCAAGAAAGACATATTCTATCCATCCCTTTTGTATCAATAGAAAGAGCCTCAAAAGCCTTCTTTAGTTCGTATCCGATACCCTGCGCACGTCCCTGTGAGTTTCCGTCAACTTCGTACAATAGCGTTTCACGGTCGATATTCAATTGATTGGCATTTTGCCGAACGTTCGGATTTAATGCAAGTTCTCGCAGCACATAAGAAGCCATTTGCAGGGAAACGGCATGCGTGAAGGCATACTTAGACTGAATGATAAAGTCAGTTATATCACATCCTACCGACAATTGAACGTTTAAACCGTAGCAGATTGCAGACGTATACATGTTCATTTCTATATTCCACATCTTTACACCATCCTCCGACTGCGTAGAATCAACTCTATACGGCGACACTCTGATATACTTTGTTAGCTCTCTCCACGCCTGCACGCTTCCGATATTACAAGTACCGCACGGGTCACGTGAAAAGTCCTTAGAGACGTTTATAGCATACATCCCCAACGGCAATTCTTTTTGATCGTAACACAAGTACCACAAGCCACCGGGTGAAGTTTCCTCAGACATATAAGGGAGTAACACATCGTTACCGACATCAAACCATTGATAAGAACCATTTTTAGTATAATTCAAATCGAACGTCTTAATCGGGTCTACCTGTGAGGTGTGCATAAGGTAAAGTTTTACCCTTCCCGGCTTGTTAAACTGCAAACCTATCTTCTCGATCTTGGCTGTTACTCCCATAGAACGGACTGGCAATATTTCATATCCTACAATACTATCGGTAGGGTCAATCTCGTTATTTATCTTCCCCGAACCATCGAAGAAGTTTGTACGCTCTAAAAGCGTCTTTGTTTCCCCTGCAATCAACTTTTCATTAATAAAGCGAGTAACGGCATTGGTGATCGCTCTTTCGTTCAATTCACGCAAATAATCGCTTAGTGGGTTGTAACGTTTCCAGTTATCACCATCGGAAGGCTCTACACCAACATTCTCTGTTATTGCCTCCCATACGTCCGGACGAAGCGTTAACACGTCCTTGCCGTAAACTACCTTGTCACCCGGCTTATAAGTGTCGGTATCCCGATACTCCGGATAACGTAAATAGTAATCAAGTGGCATAATAGATTCAATGTTTCTTAGCGTCACAAGCGGGTGAACGTCTTGAAACATAACACCACTATCGGACACCGTTAAACTTTCGTCTATCTTAGCGTCTCTATCGTACGACTGCCGCCATCCTACGAGCGTGGCAAGTTCTTTTTGTATATCCTTTAATCTGTACATGGTTATAAATTAAAAAAGGGAAGGGATTTTGTCCCCCTCCCTTTGTTAATACTTAGTTTACTTTCTCGTTACGCTCCGCCAACAGCTTTTGTTGGTACAGGTGCGCTTTCAGAGTTCTTCACCTCAACATTCAGATTTGCAGCCTGCGCATTGACTTTAACATCAACTACGCCACCAGTAGCCGAAACCGCTGCACCTTTGACTTTATCCAAATCTACTTTCAAAGCAGATTCAGCAACCGGACTACCTCCGATTTTAGCAAGGTTAACCGATAATTCGCCAGCCGGAGAACCTCCGCCTATCTGATCTGCATTGGTAATAAATACCGGAGTACCGCCAAACTGCGAATTTTCTTTGTTTACTTCGATCTTCATAATCGGGTTGGCGATTGTTGAAGGATCGGAGTTAAAAGCTACTACGAAAGCAATATCTACTGAGAAACCGTAGAAATGTTTAACGTCACAAGTCATATCGGCTGTTGCTGCGCCTGCGATAGCTGACTGATCGCCTACCTCTTCGTAGTAGTGTGTTCCAACCTCTTTACCGAAATAAGGAAGAACAACCTTTCCAAATTCATGCGTGCCCGACTTAGTGTTGTTGTAGGCTGCACGGTCTACACGGGTCAACAAACCAACGTTGCCCGATTCAACAGCATACATCTGAGCGAAGTTTTCCGACTCTAAAGTCATGTTGTTGGTGAAATGGAACACTTTGTTTGCATACTCCAACTGTTTGTTAACGTCATTGTACAAACCGTGCTGTTCCAGTTTACGCAACATTGAGTCTACACCAGTGTCGCCAATGATATGAAGTTGACCGGAATAGTCGTTTGCACGGAACATCGGGTGCAAGTCGCTGAGGATGTCGTTGCGCTGAGTGAATTTCACTTGCACATCGTTACCCGTTTTTGTGTAATACAGCAAGTTTCCGAATACCTGTGTTTTGTTTGCCTCCAAAGCCGCAATAGCGTCCTTATCAACGGTATCCATGAACTTACGGATGTGCTTTTGTAGCTTTCTGTTCCAGTCCTGTTGGTAATCGATTTCGTTGTTTGAATACATGTTCGGTGTCATAGTGAAACCGAAAGCATAGGTTTTCCAAGTTACACCGATCAAACGTGAAGTGTTTTCCGCATCTGCGATAACGCATGTGCGAGCGTTTGACACTGTTACGTTTTTATCGTAATCAATTACGGGAATCTTAATATCGCTTCCCATTGAGGCGAACGCTCTACGCTTAGTTTCATCGGAAAGCATTGAATCCATCGCATTTGTTTGAGACAAAAAGAAGTCATACGCACCCCATTCGGTCATGCGTGACATATTTTTGTCAATGTTAGGGTTTTTTAATCTAAACTCCTGTGTTCTTGTAGCAATTAACGACATAAATCTATTGTTTTAAAGTTTATATTGTGAGGGTTTAACCCCCTCTTTAGTTATTCTGTTGGCAAATCTGCGATCTTGTTTTCAACCCAAATTTTATCAAGCTCCGTTTGATACTCTTCCGACTCGCTTGTATAACCTTTCTTAGCTAAATACTCCTGCGCAACCTTGTTTGCCTCTACTTTGGTTTTGCAACCGCTTAAATCAAGCAAGCTACCGTTACCCTGTCCGCCTCCGGAACTACCCGCACCGCCAGCCTGTCTACCTTTATCAAGTACACCGAACTGCTCGAACTGTTGAGACAGAAGTTCTGATGCGGTAAACGGTTTCAGACTGTTTGCAGGGTTGTTGTAAGGTACACCGTCTTTCATGAAAATAAGACTTTCAGAACCTTCGTCACCTTGCAAAGTTGGTGAGAATTGAGTTTTAAGCAAGTTAACCGCCTGTTGCTTCACAACGTTTAGAACTGGCTCTGAAATATCTTTCTTAAACTTCATCCCCTGCATTGCGCTTGAAATGTAAGAAGTGATCTTGTAATCGTTCAACTTACCGTTAAACTCCTTTTCTTTCTCTGAAAGTTGGTTGTTCAACTCAGCAAATTTTTGCTTGGTGTCGTTTAGCTCGGCTGTAAGCTGATTGATTTTATCTGTATCCCGGTCACCTCCCTTTTTAGCTCTCTCCGCTTTTAGCTCTTCTTTCAGATCGTTAATCTGCTTTTCAAAAGCTGAGGTATCAGATTTAGAAATCTTTGTTTTGCCAAACTCAATTGCGGTTTTCAAATCGAGATCGGTTACACCCTCAATACCAAAAGCCTCTTTCATTTGAGAAGCAATACTGTTTTCGGCTTCTCTCACCTTTGCCGCAACCGTCTGCGCTTCATCGTTTTTTGAAAGCTCCGAAATAGCGTTAAGAACTTCATCCGATAGCTCCGATAACGCTTTATTCTGTCTAAGCAAATCTACTGTTAACATTACTTTTCTCCTTTCTCTTTTTGTTTCTTCAACTCCGCACGAAGTTTTGCAGCTTCTTCACGTCTAATTTGCTCTCTCAGTTCTTCGTCTGCCTTCATTTTTGCCTCGGCTCTCGCTGCCAGTGCTGCGGCTCGTCTTGCCTCTGAAATTGTAGATTCATATTTAACCGGGTCGAAAACAACTCTCAATGTATAACCCAATCTTGGCAGTCTCGGCAAAATATCAAGTTCAAAAGTCTTTCGCTTGTATTTTTGCAACACCGGGACGCTGATTCTTTGCCCTGTTTTCGGGTTAAACTCTTTCACTTCTTGAATAACGTGATACAATTCAACTTCATCCTGCGGGCAAACGTAATTACTTTCATTCAGTTGATCTAACTGATCCGTTCTGTAAACCATTTGCGTACTTTTTTAAAGTGTTAATAATTATTTCAATTTTCTTTTTATAGTCAAGTGCAGAACCGAACTCAATGATATTCATGTTCTCCCTTTCAAATCTACGCACAAATGTAGGAAGGTTTAATTTAACTCGCAAATCTTCCTCACTTATAACGTTTTCTTTATACAGATTTACCGCTTCTTCTCTCGTTAAGTGTGAATAAGGCTCTATCTCGTTAAGGATTAATAACCTTTGCATCTGTGTAGGGTCGTTCCGATACTCCGTTTCGATGATCTGTTGCCTCAGTGCATCAAGTTCCGCCTCGGACGCTCCTGTTTCCTTCATGATCTTATAACGCTCTGAAAGCTCTTCCGGTGTATAGATATAGAACTCAGTACCGTAGTTAATATTGCAAGAAACAAAGCTATCACCATAACGGAGTAAACAGATAGTAGAGTCTACGAATGTTTGCGCTTCCTCGAAGCCTCGTTTGATTCTGTTTAGTTTAGTAGTCAAGGACTCAAAACCCGCTTTAACTTGCTTTTCGTTAATAGCCTCAGACCTATTTAACTCCCCTTCTCCGCCTGTTACCGATCTTACGAGTTCCTCTCTCAGCCTCTTTTCCTCGTTTACGTTATATTCGAGTGACCCAGTGTCAGCGGATAGCATAGTTATCGGGTTTTTCAAGTCGGGAACGTTGTGCATTTCATCCGGGATAGGTATCTCAACATAAGAGCCTGCACCCCGCAACCGCTTGCTTGAGCAAATCGGGCACGCCATCGGTTTTCCGTCCGCACCTGTTATCCACTCGTTTTTTTCGTTCTTTAAAAAACCATCGTCACACCGTTCTTTGCCATCGTGTGACTCATAGTGACAATCACGTTCATAACCGGAATAAATCGGATAAGACGCGTATAAATCTAAATGCTTCTTTGCAGTGGAATAATAAAGATACCAGTCGAAAGAGTCGAGTTCGCTCGTTATAGGGCTTATTTTAATGTCGGGTTCACTCAATGATATAGAGTCAGACCAAAAGAAACGAGCCGGACAATAGCCCAAATCGTGCATATTGTCTACCTCTAAAATCAAGTCGTTTTCCCTCGTTTTATCAAATCTTACATAACGTTCTTCATCAATATAGACGATCTTATTTTCGTCCGTTACGTACATGATATAAGCCATCAAATTACAGTCTTTCCCACATGTGCGATAAGAAAGTACGTTTGCAATAGGCAACCAAAAAAAATACGGCTCTGGTTTTTCTCCTACCTGTACCTCCGGCATATCAACGACCAAAACAGAGTTAATTCTATGCTTGAAATTATCCCAACCGTCCGTACTCCAAACCGAAGGTTCTTTTAAAACATCCTTTCGGTAATACTCCCAGTCATCCCGATCCTCAGATGATTTAAACTGATAGTTATAAACCGGATTCCTACCATCGAAAACACGGCTCAGTTTGTCGAATATCTCAGAAGTAACACCATTTGTTTTAACCGGGAAATGGAACATAGATAGGAAAATATCATATTTATCTTTCGCTATCCACGTCTTAACCTTAGAAAGAAAGTCAATTACTGGCTTATTACGATCATCACTCGTTCTCACCCGTGTGTGAAACGCTATTCTTTCTTCGTGTTCCTTTGCTTTCGCTATTTGACTGATCCCCTCCGGATGTCTGTATATCTCCCTTATTTCGTCTAATGATTTTCCCATTTTCATTTAATTTAAATTCTGAGTCCTCCGGTATATGCCACCCTCCATTATTAACCATTCCCAAAAGTCTCTCAGCGTGTTCAATATCGAATAAACGAGTTTCCCCCAGTTCTTCACAACTGAGGGAAATATACGTTTTTTTAGCTATCATCCGCCTACACCCGTAGAAGGCACTAACTGAGTCAGAGGGTTAAACTCAGGTTTCACGATAGTGAAGTTGTCCGACCAATTAGGCATGAAGTTCCACGTAATAGCATTGCTATCCGGAGCTTCTAAACCTCCGATAGTCTTATCACCGATAAACAGCGACCAAACAGGGAAACCGTGCAAATTCTCACCCGTCTTATCACAAGCGATTTGACCGTTTCCATTGATAAGGAACACACCGATCTGTCCTGCTTCACACATTAACGCTTTCATCGCCTTAATAATGGTTTGCGGCAACTTCTTGAACGAAGCTGTAAACGGTGTCGACTCCGACCCTAAAATTTCTACAATACCTCCGGGAGTTGCGTTTCCGCCTCCATAAGTAAGGGCAGCGCCCGCCTCTACTGTCGGCTCGTAAATATAAGGCGTAACTACTACTTTAGTACCATCTCTTGCGGACAGTAAGGGAGCCCATGTAGCCAACTTTGTGATACTTTCGGCAGTCATAGTATTTGCAGTTCCTGCCGTTTTTTCGAGTCTCTGAAAAGCAAGTTTTTGAACCTGCCCGAAATTGTCGGGACAGCTAAATGCGGGAATATCCGGAAGTGCTGTTCCTAAAGGACAATCACAATACAACATAATTATAAAAAATTTAGTTAAACAATTGATTTTACTTTGCAAATATACCGTATAAACTTGAAAGTCTGATACATTTTCCTACTTTATCAGTTTATAACCCTTATTCCTCTTCTTTTTTGATATATAGTTGGAATAACTTCTTTCTCGACTATGCCAGTTAAAACATCTGCCGCATCATCGTGCTTGTTCGCTGAAAATTCACGAAGGTAATTTGTTACATGTTCATGGAATTTTGGGAAACGTGACTCCCACCCGTACGGCATTACAATAGACTGAGTAACGTTTGCAGCGTTCGACAATATACGAGCCTCTTTATTTAACTTCTGACAGAACCAATTTATTTCAGTCTTTGTTTTAGGGCTTATATTAACAGCGAAAGAGCGTCCTCCGTTATTGCTTTCTATATTTGCATAATCTGTATCATTTCTATTTAGCATATCGGGAACACTTACTTGCGTGACCTCTATTGGCTCAGTCGTATAAATAACGTCCGTCACAAGGCAGAAAATAAGATGCTTATACCTCCTTTCCTTTTCATTCCAAACCGCTTCTTTTGATTGATACTTATCATAGCAAATTGAACAAAGGTAGTCACTACCTGTATCCGCACAGTCCGTATAGTTACCCCTTCCGATCAACACACCAAAATCATTTTTATCGGTGTACGTTTTAAAGTTGCCGTATAAAGTACCCTCAGCGCTACCCGGGTTTCCTTGATTCAAACATTCAAATTCATTTCTATCAAGTTCTCTTTGTGCGTTCAATTTCTTAGCGCTATGTTTTTCTTCCCAAAGTGCTTCACCCGGTAAACGTGGGTCAATCTCTGTTGGTTCTCCCACCTTTAAAGCAGGAAAGTTTATTTTAACCCAAGCACCTTCCGGTATATTATCCAAATCTGCCCACTTTTCAACATTGATAACATTCTCTTTATCTTCGATCCTCCCTATTAAATCGTCTTTGTGCCATCTCGTAAACACAATAAGTTGTTGACTGTTATTGTGTAGACGGGTGGTTACAACAGTGGTATACCATTTCCATGCAGCTTCCCGGATAATCGGAGAATTTGCCTCCATATGGTCCTTGTATAAGTCGTCCAAAATGGCTATATCAACAGATTTACCCGTCAAACTACCATTACGTCCAACGGATATAATATACCCACCCTTTCCGATTGTTTCAGTCATTTTTGAGTTTCTCGCAAACGCTTGATACCTCGATTTTTTTTCCTCTCCCATTATTCGGGTGTCGGGGAATAGGCTTTTATACTCCGGTGTATCCATGATTCTTTGTACATCCTTATTAAACCCCTCTGCGAGTGATGCGGCATAAGAACCGATCAATATCTTTAAAGACGGGTTAAGCCCCAAAAGGAAAGAAGGTAGCTTTCTACTACTACCCTCGCTATTATGCGTTGGTACAAACGTCTCACCTACCAAATAAACACCACCTTCGACCTGTATACAGTTACCCCAACCCAAATTATCAACCTTTTCTATATCTGTTATGGCTCTACGCCTATTTTTAACAAGCCTAACAATTTTCTTTCTTTCAACCTTACAAGGGAAATTGATAGTAGGGTTAAAACATAATTGATAAACCTTTAGCTTTCCTTGAATACCGGATGTAGATAACTTTGGCTCTTCTTCATAGATGGCTGTTTTTTGCCCTAAACTATAAAGAATTTTATTTGCCATATCTATTATGTTTTTATTCGCATTAGCTATCGTAACACGTCCATTTTTTTTATATACCGTCCCATCTGTGTCTATTAAACCTGCTATTATCTGTTTACGAACATCTACTGAGTTAAATAGATAACACTCCGGTATATGTTTGTTTCTGATAAACCCCTCTTTTTTTAAAATAGAAAACAATTCGCTTGAATAAAAACGCCTCGTTGTACTTCCTTTATTTTCGTGAAATGCGTAAGGAGTATTATTTATTATACAAACATCATTGCAACCAATATGAATTAAACCACTATTCATATCACCATCTCCTAACCATGCACCTAAAGTATATGGATCAATCGGAACTTTTTGACTCTCAAATTGAGATACAACACCTCCATCAACTTGAAAATTAAAACGAGAGCCTCTCTTATTTCTCTCCCCTCTACATGTACCAATTTTATACATATACTCAGTTTCAAGCCTTTCTAATGGTCTACCGTGTTTTTTGGTATTATAAACTACCCATTCATGTTTGCCATGACATTCAACTTTTATACCATCACTAAACGTAACGACATACTGAGACTGACACTTTGGAGACACCCAAAGAACCCTAACAGGTTGTCCGAATCTGCCCAACACATAATCACCTACTTTTAAATCTCCATGCCTTTTAAAGCCTGTTGGTGTAGGTACTAATGTACTATCACTTAATTCTTTTCCAGTTTGTGGGGGCACTGTAACGATCAGTTTTTTGATCTTACCATGTGCAAACCTATCGAGAATCTCGTAGTATGTTTTGTGAAACTGACTCAGAACTATTTTATCATCTATGAATTTCGCATAGTTCTTAAACTTCTTCCTCGCAACATGCTTCACAATCTCAATAGGTGGTATTTCATTTACTTTTTTCACTTTTTGCCCTCCGTATTTTGCAAAGAATCTGCCAATTGTTCTAAAACGTCCTCCGGAACATCCGAAAAATCGTATTTAGGCTTTTCCTTTTCTTTGTCTCCTACCAAGTTTATACATAGCGGAGAATCATATCCCAATAACCTTGCTTTTCTTTGCTGTACGTTGAGAACTACATTCAAGAAAGAAGGATCACCCGTTGTCGTTTCCTTCTGAACCTCCTTTGCCTTACCTAAAATATACTTTGTCTTACATTTGGGACGCTTTGACTTTTCCCACTCTTCCCACGCTTCACGGGCTACATTATCTAAAGACTGAAGTTCCTGCGTAATATACTGATCTATATTATCGAACTGTTCTCTTTTCCACTGAGTTAAGCAAAACTGAATATCATTATACACTGTTTGATAAGTCACGGTATACGGCACTTCGTCCGCCTTATTTCGCTCGTTAATCGCTTCCGCTATTCTTCTATAAGAATAACCTTTCAAAAACAAATCAGAGGCAAAGGAACGATCTCTTTCTGTCTGTTCGTCCGTCCGGCTGTGCCTTCCCTGCCCTCTTTTCATTGAACCTATTTTTTTATCCATTTTAAGACGTATTTTTAAGTTATAATTTCCATTCGGTATATTGTACTACAAATTATATAATCTTTCAATATGCGCAAAAATAACACTATTATAGATAATATAAAAATAAAGTCACGCTGCTATATTTGCAACGTGACCTATCATTATTTGTTTTTGTTAGTATTTTGGTTGAAAAGTAGACTCAAACTTTTCTTTTGAGTATAATTCATATTCCCCATCCTCATTTAGAACAACATAATAACCCGGCTTAACACATATTGTTTCTCCTCTCTTAGAATCAAAACGAACATAGATACCACCTGCCGCACTATACCGTAGTCCCATATCTAAAAGCTTGCATTTTTTTATATCCGACAAAACAAAATTTTCGATATATTCGGCTTTAACCTCTCTTAGCTTTGCAACATATAAAGTTGCTTTGTCTACCGATATTTTAGGCGAAGCGATTGATGTGGCTTTTAACGCATTTCTGATAAAAGTAGTATCAAGTTCAATCGTATTTTGTTTCTCGATAAGCTCATCCAGTTTTCTATATTCTTCTTCACTCAACAGAATATCACCTACTAAGAATTTACCATATTTGTATTTTAGAATCAATTTGATATACTGGATAGCCTTTAACAGATCTTCTTCTTTGTTCTTCTTATCGTGCCTAAACACATATTTCATTGCGTTCCCCTCCAAGAAACCAACTTTATTCTTTTCTAAAAATTCAGAAAGCTGCATGCCGGACGCCTTGTAATGGCATCCCCCAACTTGATAACCTTCCGGATCACCGCAATAAACGCTTCTTCTTGCTAAATCAATAATTTTCTCTTCCATATCAATTGAATTAATATTTTTTTCCATGTTTTTGACCTCTCAATTCGTTATATCTTATTTTTGCCTCAATCGCTTTACCCAAATCAATATTATGTATGATCGCTATTGCTACACAAAGTTCCATCATTACCATTAAATTTTGGCAGCAAGTTTTTCTGTTCAGAGTAGCCCATTCGCTTAAAATATAAACGTAATAAGCGAATGTTTTAGGCGAATCTTTTAGCATTTTCACTCGTCCATCAATACAATGCTTGAATAGAACTATATCGTTATTATCCTTGTTATACTTTCCTACTGCGTCCATACACCGGATAAAAACGTCTGCAAGTTCATCGCTAACAGTGTCTTTGATACATTGATTAAACTTGCATTGATAACTTTCATCATCTTTATATGCTAATACCCAAACATATTTACTATTTTCTACATAACGTCCTTTTCTCTCCGCCTCCATTGCCTCGCACATCTCCGAAATGATTAAACCGAATATCTCCGGCAAAGATACATCTCTATCATGAAAACCTTTTGCTTTCATTCTTTCATGTTGCCCTGCACACTCCTTAGTTAAGGAAATTACTTTTTGATTAAAATCGATCATAATATTTAATTTATAATTAGTTATTAAAATGGTAAATCTCTAAATTTCTCACACGCTTTACAGTAATATTTCTTGTATTCTCCGGTTTCAAGACACTTATATTTTCCCTTATTACATTTACTTTCAAGATAGCAGCAAGCACCGCAATAATAATGCTCTCCATGATTTAACGTACTTTCCAATTTTGATATGTGTTCCATTATACCGGAAACTTCTTTCTTTAGGACTCTTATCTCTTTCTCCTTAGCGGATATTTCTGAAAGTTTATCTTCCAACATTTCACGGTTGAACCCCAATCTATATAACAGTAAGTTACCAAATTCCATACTTAACCCTCCTTTTTATTTCTTCGTTGTATATATCAAGTTTCTTTCTCTCAAATTTTATTCGATCGCCAATTTTCCGCAACTTCTTTCTTACTAATCTGAAATCGTCCTCCATTGCCTTTATATTATCAGTCGATTTTCTGATAGTTTCCGAAATAACCTCGTTACTTACCGATCTTGCTTTCTCTACCTCTTCATTCATGGTTTATGTCTTTTAGCCCTATTATCCATTCATTAAGAGGATAGGGAATATTATATTTCTTCATCATCTCTTTAGCACTATTCCAGTTTTCTAAAGATGGATCAAAACCCTTCAACTTATCAACTATCCTATCATGCGCAGTTTTAGGAGTTTCTCCCTTTTCAACATCCAAAGACATTACACGAAAACCTGTACTTGATTCAGTAACCGATATTTTATTGTCATTCTCCCAATAAGTAAAATACTGATATGCACCGCACTGATACATAAAACCTGTTCTTATCCCAACAGTTCCGGCAAATGTATCGTTTCCTCTATTTTTGCACATCGCTATTTTGTACTGACCGGATAATCTTCTTCTTTCCATAACTATAAGTTTAAAGCGGTATTTCTACCACTATTGTTATTTAAATTTTACTACGAAAATGATAAAATATTCGTATTCCTCGATCTTATAAGGAACTTTGTGATTATCGCACGCCTTCATAAGTGCATTTGTTAAAAAAGTATTCTCCTTTCCATATCCGCAAGAAAATCTATCTCTTGAATACTGAGCACATCTGGACTCACTCCCACCAAGTAAGTGATACATTCCATACAGTCTTTCACAAAATTGTTTCGTTGTCATTGTTGCCATAATTATATATTTTTAAAATGTTAGTAATTTGTTTCCTTTTGACATTGCAAATATAAGGACTTAATTTAATATTGCAATCGAAACTTTAAGTTTTAACACAAGTTTAACACAAAAAAGGGGATGCAATACACATCCCCAATTTAGGATTACCTTAAAACGGCAAATCATCATTTTGCGTAAACATCTGCTGAGGCGGCTGCTGTTGACCGCTATAACCTCCGGTTGGCGGCTGTTGGTTTCCGTTGCCTCCGGCTGGCGGCTGGTTTCCCTCACCCGCTTTTCTTCCCATCTGCATAGACCTTACAACGATCTCAGAAATAGTTCTTTCAACGTTATTAGAGTCGGTATATTTACGATAGTGTAAACTACCCTCTACGTATAACTCCATTCCTTTGGTGACATACTGCCCGCAAATCTCAGCCAATTTACCTTTGAATGTTACATTATGAAAGTCTGTTTTTTCCGGAACTTCGATCCCGTTACTCGTTTTATATGCCCTTTCGTTTGTTGCAATAGAAAGGTTACACACTTTTCCTCCGTTATCGAAGGTTTTAACTTGAGGATCAGCACAAACACGACCGATCAATTCGATTTTGTTTAAGTTCATTACGATAATAAATTTGCTAATGTTGATAATATGTAAATTCCAATAAAGACGATAACCATAAGTCCGGCTATTGAATCAATCTTGCTATCTTCGGTTAACTTCTTGTTAACTTCCTCAATATCCCCTTTAATCACATAGGGGTTTTCTTGATTTACTGTATACATGTGTACTAAATCTTCCCTATATTGGAATAGTGATTCTACCATTTTAGGGTTAATCATTACTTTATTTCCAGCCTCGTTTTCAAATTTTACTAATTTCATTTCTTTTGCAGTTTTAAACTGTCCCTTTTGAGGACTTTTATTTTTTCTAAATTACTTTGATATATCCGCATCCCCTTGCGGGTGTTAGCGTGTTCCCAACGATTGTGGCAGTTGAAACAAAGTATGTTTATATTACGAGGATCATGCGCAATCATTGGGTTCGATCCCCTCGTTATAATATGGCTAATATAAACGGCTGAGTACCCTGTCAACGGCTTTAAACATTCTTCACAATAGTGAGGCTTAATATCCCACATATACCGGAAGAAACGTTCATTTTCCCTCTGTCCGTGACCATCCCCGAACATCCGTTTTAAATATTCATACCTTGTTTTAGGTTCAATATCGAAATTATTATTAAATAGCAAGGGGTTATACCCCCTGCTTAAACAATAATCTATTTCCTCAAACGTATCAATCGTGTACATCTTCTTCGATCAACTCCGGCTGCTCCGCTTCTTCATCATCAAAAAACGTATCGTCACATTCTAAATCATCATCGGGCGTTAAACTATCGTCCGGTTCTGCCGTTGCTGTATCACCGAATAGCTCCAATTGTGCACGCTTATTCTCAAAAAGATACTTGAAAATTTCATCTTTCAGTGCTTCAAAATCTTCTTGTAGTACTATTTCAAATTTCAACCCCTCACCGTCCAACATAATTTTGCTCGTTTGCATTTTCAACCGGGACAAATCTACTCCCGTGAAAATATATTTGAAAACTATTGTGTTCTTTTCGGGATCATAGACTATCTCACTAATCGCTATACGGGTTGCAAGCGTTTCAAAATATTCATCGAATTGTCTACTTAACTCATTGTCTTGTTTTGCCAAATCAGACAAATAGGTGATGTTCCTAAAATTCATTATTCCCATCAATTCAACTATGTATGAACGAAACTCATTTGCCGCAATTCCTAAATCTCTATGCGGATATTCGGGGCATTTTACCTTGTGAAACGTCTTTGTTTCTTCACCATCAACCAAACGGCAATCATTGTAATCTACCTCTAAACCGTTATTCAAAAATTTAACTCTCTTTAATTCAAAATTTTCTTTTAACATGATACTTTATTTTTTAATGTAAAACTCGCATACCCTCCCAATGTTAGGGCAACTGCATAACTTCTTTTTAAACTTACTGCAATAACAAATCAAATTGTGATGATCTGAACTGAATTTACATTCCGTGCAATGAACGAGAATAAAATTCTTAATCTTCTTTGCCATCAATATACTTTTGCAGTCGTTCGTCTATAAGCCGGACAAACTCTACGGCTGTCATATCTTTCACATCTAATTCGCCTTGAAAACGTTCATGCGCTTTCATAATTAAAACCTTCGTGCGACCTATCAATTCGGGTAAACCGTGATTTTTATAGGCGTAAAGCTGATGGATAATGCAATTTCTTCGAAGTGATACATAACGGGTAATATCCCTATCTATAATTCTCTCCGGTGATATACTTAATGCTTCGCACATCAAATTGAACTTTTCCTCTAAAGTCATTTCTTCATTTTCTTTCATCTTACAAATCTATTTGGTTCTTCAATATAAATACTAAATTCTTCTGCCGCAAACTGCTTTAAAAAATCTATGTATTCGACAAATTCGCTATTGCTTAAATCAGTAACTTTAACTGAGTCCTTTCTATACTCACCAGTTTCAACGTCTACAACTTCACCCATCGTAATAGGACAAATACTACGCATATAAGCCTCCGTTTCTTCTTCGCTCCACCTGTACCCATTTTCGCACATCCCTTTCTGAAATTGGGGAACAACGTATTTAAAGTAGTATCCACGCAAAGATGAAGAATCAGACCGTTCTAAAATGGTAAACTCCGCAATAACATTTTTCCCTGCGTTGTTCTTCATAAACTCATTAAGCTCTCCCATGTAGATGGATAACTTACCGTCCTTAGTTATCTTCCCTGGTATAGTTATTTTCTTTTGCTTCATCTTCGATCACTTTTGTAAACCAACTAATAAATACCTTTCCGCATACACCCGAAATAAAGTGCCTCAGACTTGCAGGCAACTCACTCTTTCTGTCAAGTATCAGTTTAAATTCTGATACAAGTTGTTCTGCATCCATTTTCCCAACTCTGTCTATTATTATCCTTTTAGGGATACCGCCATTATTCAATATTTGGAAAGATACCTTTTCCCGTTGCTCTTTTAAGCCCTCCCAATAAATAGAAAGCTATTTTCTATACTCCGGTCTATCCAAAACCTTTTCTACTGACAGTTCACTTAATTTCTTGTTAATTTCCTGCATAATTAATTGATTTTATTGTTACTACTGTTTTTATTTCTACGCTGCAAATTAAAGCAAAACTTTAAATTCACGCAAATAAAAACGGGTAAATCTTTCCGAAATACCCGTTATTTAACTTTTGTTAGAAAATAGATAGTTGCTTATCTTCGATAACCGACAGAATTTCATCTACTTTCTTTTCCGCCTTTTCTTTCCTCTCTCTGTATCTCTCCCCGAATCGCTCAAATCGCTTCTGTGCGCTTCTCAATTCTTTCACCGATTCAATTAGATCGTTTTTTAGCTCGTTTTCTTTTGAACCCATACATTTCCACGAATTTAATACTATCGTCCAACAGAGGGTAAGAAAATGATATTTCCGTGCTGTTTTCGTTCTGCATGTTACTTGAAAACCAATCTACATCGCAAATCATCTTCATTTGTGCGAAACGCAAAATACATATAGCGTCACTATTCCACAATTTCACGTTTGCAAGTGGGAATTGCTTCATCGCATAATTCAGATATTTTTCTTTTCTATCCTTCTTTTCCTCTTTCTCTCCTTTCTCCCTCAGATTTAAACCACTTTGCCACGAAATAGGCGCACATAGGAACAAAGGAATATCAAGAACGAGCGCACAACATACAAGGTAGTTATAATTCTCCAACATAGTTGCTATTCTAAATTCTTTCCCGCCTCCGGAGTCACCCCCACGAACCGAAAGACGCTCAATGAATATTGCAGGGCTACCGGAACGCTTCACTTTTTGAAACACGTTAAAAATACCCTTTGCCGTGCGTGGCATTGGGATAGTAATAAGACTATTACCCGGCTTATATACCACTATTCCACCAGCCGACACACCCGGGTCTATTGCGCAAATAATATCTATTCCCATAGTAACAAGAACCCTTTCATTAAAGATTTTGCCTGTTTTCGAGAAACACACAAATAGTTAATAGACGCATATTTGCAATACAGAGTATAACATCTCTTTCCCTCCTTTTTTCTCCTTTCGTATGTTAACGAGTCAGAGACATAAACGAATTTATCGGAAGGCTTTGTAAGCCTTATCCGATAACCGTTCTTTTTTACTTTTCTTCTATTCATAACTTTTGGTTTTATTGAATGTAGTAATACAACTTCCAAATATTATCTTCTGATCTATCACCTTCATTTGAGAAGGCTAACATTTCATCCCAATACTGGAATAACTTTCTTTTCTTTGCTATCAGTACCGCACGAAAATAAACTGCTTCGTGGTCTATCCCAAACCTCGAAATACACTCTTTTTCGAAAATTTGCGCAAAGCTGTTTACGGGTCTACCTTGAAATTGAAACAAAGCTTCTTTCTTGTCAGCTAACGTAGGTAATACCGACATATCATATCCCAATCGTTCCATGTACGCAAATGTAGACTCGTTTATTATCCTGTCACGCTCTATGCGGAAACGTCCCGAATACTTATACTTCAAAAGGGCGAGAACAAAATTGTATGCCTGCAAATTTAAAAACATCTTTTCCTGTTCAGGTGTCGGCTTTGGCTTTTCATCCGGCATAATCTGAGAAACTCGTTCCATCGTTTCAACCTTTCGTTTCTTATACGCCTTTAGAACCTTTGAAATATAATCAACCGAAAGAGAGCCATAGTGATTTTTGTCCGGACTACCGTATCTGTCTTTTGGCAAAAACGGGTCGAGTTCCCCGACAGCAAGTAACCGCCATGCCAAACGAATTTCATTGAACGATAGATCATCAAAATACATATCTATCACATCACAAACAGCATAAAATATACTTCCTGCGTCCCGGACATCCGGCATTTTTAAACCAGTCTCTAAACATACTCCGTTAAGAACCTTAGAAAAATTATCTATTCTTTTTCTTTCGTCTGTACATTCGGACACCAAAAGCAAAGTTGAATCACGGAATATCTTTTGATCTACTTTTGATAGCTGTCCGAAGTTGCCACTTTCATAAAATTTTCGGTTCTTCTCTATAAACGATCCGCAACCTTCGTATTTTGCTAATTTTCCGCCCGAATTTTCGATTTTCTCCAAATACATGATACTTTTATTGTCTTAGTGATTAAAATTGAAATTTAAGCCTTAAAATGCTATGTAAAGTCCTCCGTTAAATAAGACTGATACATCCTGCGCTGTTCGTCACTCTGAAAATACGATTTAGTATTGTTTGCAGGCTGTGTATTTCCGGAGACTCCCGTCTTTTCCCGTAGCCATTGCATATACTGGTTTGGCGTTGACTCGTATACCAGTGAAGCCCATCCCTTAGATATGCTCTGATTTATCAATAGCATAGCAAAACCTTCTTCAAATTGCGCAATCTCGTTTAGGTTTGCTTGCATAGCTGTTAGAGTCTTAGTCTTTACCCGCCACTTTGGTTGAGTCATTAGCACATAAAAGGCTTTTTTAAATTCCTCCGACTCGAACGGGAATGTTAGCTGATCGAAAAAACTATCTGTTCGCTCTATCACTTTCTTAGTCACATCTAAGGTTTTTGCAGTAAAGCCAAATATCTCTGAGGCTAAAGGTTTCTTTTCAACCGGGAACAAAACAGATTCTTCGCGCGTGGCTATACTATAATCTCCGTTAGGAGATTTAGTATTACTATCTGTATATATACTATCTGGTATTGTTTGTTCATTTCTGCAACTTGCATTGTTCATTTCTGCAACTTGCATTTTGCAATTTTGCAAAATCGGCTCAGAATAGCCTATAAGCGTATATCCGCACTCAAAAAGGAATTTTATACACTTATCTGTTAATGCGTACCACGTTGTTCTATCTATACCCGATTTATTAAAATTCCCCTTCAACAAATAGCCTTCTTCCTCCAACTTTCCTATCACTCTATATATCTTAGATTGACTCATATACGGGAATAGTTTAGATAACGCTTCCCTTGTGTTATAAGTCCAATATCTGTCCTCAAAATAATTGTGGTTATCGGCTATATTCTTGTTTATCCAAAATGCAAAATTGTGCAAGACACATGCAGCTTCTATACCCAGTTCCTTTGCTATTTTATGATCAAAACAATGTATCATAATATTCGTTTTTATAGGCAGGTGTTACCCTTCCATGTTATTTATTTATTTACTTCTTGCTTAAAAACTTATTGATAAAATACATTACTCCTTTCGGGGTAACAACCGTTGTATTATAGACCTTAGATTCCGGGATATCCGGGCAATGTTTATTGAGAAAATCTAAATCCTCTTTGATTAGCTTCTCGTATGCGCTTTTAGCAATCGTTATGCTCATATCTACTCTGTTATTAGTTTATTATTTTTTATCTTCATTGGTTGATCTACTCGCAGAGAGCTACCCGAATTCCGGAACGTATCAGTTTTGTTAGGTGATTGTCAAGTTCATTGCATGGAAAACGTATCATCAGGAGCGTTTGGCCATGTCCGTGGGTCTGTTTTCTGATGTCAATGTTCAAAACTTTGGAAGCGATTGCTGCATCGTTCGCATACATTTCACAAAAATCTGCTTTCCTGAAAATTAATAGGTAGTCTGGATGCTTATCTTTTATTTCGTAATATCCCTCCATTACTGTCTATTTTTTTAACATAATGTTTGTAGTACATGATAATCAATGATAGATACCATGATTTTTCCATCCCTCTTGTTGGCAATTGGCTGGGAAATAAATACCTGTGTAAACAAGATAACGATATAATGTTCCCTTTGACACTTTCAAATTCTTAGCTATAAAAGTTTTTTCTGTTCCTTTATCCAATTCTTTTACAATATAATCATGTTTGTTGGCACATTTGGGATTAAGTCTACAGCGAAAGCCACGACGATGACCGAGCATTGCCCCTTCTGCTTTTTTTCTCGCTAATGCCTCTTTTGTACGTTGACTGATAAGATTACGTTCAATCTCAGCTGACAATCCGAAAGCAAAGGCAAGAACTTTACTTTGTATATCTTCCCCAAGTCGATAGTTATCTTTAATTGTCCACACCTTGCATCCCTTTGTCATACAGATATTCAAGATTTCCATAATCATAAAGAGATTACGCCCAAGACGTGAAAGTTCACTACAGATGATAATATCATCTTTGCGTACTTTACGTAGTAAACGTCCAAGCTGTCGTTTTGTGTAATTTTTCGTTCCACTAATAGTTTCTTCAATCCAATCATCAATTGTTAACTCATTAATTTTACAGAAATTACTTATCTCGAAACGTTGGTTTTCTACAGTTTGTTTATCACTACTTACTCTAATGTATCCGTAAATCATAATATATATTTATTTCTCCATGTTAACTAAATCACACCAAGTATTATCGTTTTCCCAAAACCATTGATACCCACCAGCATGTTTACGCTTTCCGGAACAACAGCTAACTATATTCTGTACACATATTCCATTTCTTCTGCCAGCCTCGCAGGCTGAATGATAAACGCCCACAAGTTTGTCTTTTTCAATCGCAACAACAGGCTTTGCATTCCATCCCGCTATACGACAGGTTCGTACAAGATTCTTCGTTCCGATTCGTTTTATCTTTTCGGCTTTATCTAAGTCCATGTAATCTGAAATCTTTTTCCCCTTATTGTGAGGAATGTGACCTTTTAAAAACTTACCAGTAATTAAGTTCCTCGTAGGGCGTTCAATAGGTATATATAATTCACTCATTTCTATTCTGTTATTAGTTAATTAATATTATTTTTTATAGGCGGGTGTTACCATGCCATGTTATTTACTTCTTACCTAAAAACTTATTAATGAAATATTGCTGTCCTTTGACAGTTACAAATGTTGTGTTATACGTTTTAGATTCCTCACCAGTTACTATCACCCGTTTCTTAATCTCAAACAATCCCATGTTCATGTATGTTTGCGAAGGCTGATTGCGTGACTCTCCTACGCTGCACAAGTATCCGGCTTTTCTGAGGCGTTCATACAGTTGCTTTTCTCCGATCTGATAACCGTTTTGGGTGATAAGTTTTGCAAGTTCACGCACTAAGATAGATTTGTTCGAGGCGGAGACTGCTTCACTGAACAAAACTTTCGGCTTGTCAGCTTCGATCTTTGCGTTCTTTTCTTCGATCTGCTTTTGCTGATTCTCTATAACTTCTTGCTGTTCGGCAGCAAGCAATAATGCTTCACGGAAAGATTTAGGTACGTTAAAACCTCCGTTCTTAATAGCTTCCTCCATTTTATTAAAGGCGTTAATGTACTCCAATTTAAATTGCAGCGCCTTTTCTCCGGTAAAGCCCATCGCCAACAACGTAAAACCGTCTCTATTCATTATAAACATCGGGTTTTCTTTATTGTTAGATGCTATATAAGTAGATGGAACAAACATTTTTAGTACAGCCGATTTTTCGGCGCTACTAATTAACTCTCTTATAGCGTCTAATACATGCTTGTGGTTTTTCCCGAACTTATCAGCTACCAATAAGCTGTTAGTTAAAACTTGATTTGATTCTCCTTTAAAAACTAATTCTTTCATTTTCTAAAATTTTAATGATTAATACTATTTGCTATTCAAAAATGAACTTATCCGTTCTTTGTACTCCGCATACTTTTTCAGTTCTTCATCCGTTAACTCAATGAAGCATGCACCATCAATTTGAATATACTCTAATTTTCCCCTCTTAATAAGCCTCCATATCCAAGGTACTGTAACTCCCTTTAAATCGGCATAACTCTTAATCTTAACTAAGTTTTCTACTTTCATATACATACTGTTTTAAATTTTACTCTGCAAATATAGCGTTTATTATTATATACTGCAATGGAAGAACATCTATTTTTTATGATTTAACATTCTTTGTTTTGCAAATATCTGATAATTAGGTATAGACAGACTGCACAGAATCGTGCTGTACAAAAAACACCCACACAACTAAAAAACGTTGGTGGGTGTATTATAGGTTACTCGAAATGTTGTGACACATTAACAAGTTGGTAACATCGGGTTGTATTTAAACCGATCTCGTTCGCAAAACTTTCAGATATTGTTATCATCCTTCAAACATCTTTTGTATAGCCCTGTAATATTCGAGGGAAGTATAAAACTTCTTTTTCCTTGGCTTTAATTTCATTATTTTCCTTCTTCCCCCGTCTACCGTTGCATATA